CCTCACGGGGTATCTTTCTACGGCGTATCCACGTCGTTGGTGTTGGTCTGGCACCTGACGACCTTGTCAGATGGTTGTCCAGATCAACACTTAAAAGGAGAACTTTATGTTACCCATCACCGGTCCTTTCAACTTCACGTCCTTTTATTATGGACGAGGTGGAGTTGTCACCGCAGGAAAGAAAGCTGAAATGAAGCGTACCTGGTACGCCCAAAAGAAGCCCTATGACCTGCCCTTAACTTTCACCTCGTGGAAGTGCATTGGCGAATTACAGCCGAACATCTGGTATACTGAAAGTACTGCCAGCTGGACGGCGAGTGTCACTATTTGCGTAAGGAAAGCCTCTGCCGAAACGGAAGCCTATAATAAGGCTTACAAACGGTTTGTTGGCTTGGTAACCGGTGAGAAAAGTCTCCTTTCTGTTACGATAGCTGAGAGAAAACAAGCTGTTGAAATGATCGCTAGTAGGTTGACGGGAATCAGAAGATTCTCACAAGACCTGAAAAAGCTTAATTTCATAAGCGCCGCAAGGCGCCTTGGCTTGCGACTCGAACCCTTGCCTCCTCCGCCCGGGGCGCCGAAATCCAAAAGATATCGGTATTACAGGGACATTAGAAGCAGAAAGGTAGTCACTCTAAGGACGCGTTCCCGTGATTTCGGAAATAATTTTCTCGAATTTCACTTTGGATGGGAACCCTTAGTAAAAGATACGTATAACGCGATACGTATTGTATGTGGAGATGACGTTAGCCTCTCGTTGCCACTGATTTCTCGGGCGACTGTATCTTTTAAAGATCCAGCACCAGGTTTAACCCTGGGTTCACTCGGGTATCAGGCAATTGGAAGTGCGTCAGCTCTCATTAGGGCACAGGTCCGCCTCGACAATCCGTCGGGTAGACTCTTTGATAGGCTGGGTCTAACCAACCCGGCCGTGGTTTTATGGGAGCTTATCCCATTTTCGTTTGTTGTAGACTGGTTTGTGAATGTCAATGACGTCCTGTCATCGTTTACAGACTTTCAAGGGGTAACCCTTGTGAATCCTTCAACTACTAACCATGTGCGTGGTGTGAATGTTAAATGGTACCGTGCAAGCTGGACTGGCGTAGATAAAATCATGCCTATCCAAAACTATTACGGCCATTACACTACTCGAACCCTATCGATTAGTGGACCTTCACTCAAGGTAACCTTACCAGACAGGTTATCCGTTCTGCGTGGCCTCACGGCTGCGTCACTTCTAACCCAGACCTTAAAGGGTCATTGAAAGGAAAGTTATGGCTAATATCGCCAATATCACCGTCAAAAAGAATGACGGCACCACTGATCAGATCTGGACAGCTGTCCAGGCTAGCGGAGGTGACAAATCCCCTGCCATTTGGCGGAACCAGAGCGTTGGAGCTGCAAACAGCTTCATGCCTGAGATGCGTATGCAAAGTCGTTCCAATCAGGACGGTTCTTTGCGTCGCCTCGAGGGCGTGATTGACTGGAAGCAGTCCGCTACTGGTTCAGATGGTGTTGTTCGTAAGATCAACGTGGCGACTCTCAGTTTCAACGTCGGCATGCCGCAAAGCATGCCTTCGGCTGACACGAATGAGTTCGTCGCGCAAGCTACGAACCTGATTGCTTCAGCTCTGATCAAACAGAGTCTGAAGGACGGTTTTGCACCCGTCTAATCAGCTGAGTTAATTCTCATGAACCATCCTCGACTTCCACGTGATGTGGAGCGGGTAGCCCTGGCATTCTGCCAAGGCTCGCCAACACCGTATAAAGAGCTCGTTAAAAAGGCTCTTGATAGCGGTGAATGGGATTCTGTCTTATCTAGCAATCCTGATCCGAGCACTTACGCTAACGCGGACGACTACTTTGAAGACATTCAGGTAGTTAAATTCCTTTCAAAATACCCCACCCTTCCGGGTGGGAAAAGCAAAGAACAGCTTCATCAAGAGGCTGAACAGCGCTTTTATGTTTTGGAGAGAGAGTGCTTTCGCACAAATCAGCGTCTTATTCCGTTTCTCACTAACCTCCAGGGTAATTACCCTGAAGAAGAAAGAGCGGCGATATCAAGTTTTATCAACTTGTGTCGGAAAAACGTATTGAAGCTGATTGGAAACGGTCCGAGTGAACTGCCGGAAGGCAAGTTCGGGCCCGGTGCGACGTTTGGTGACAGGGGGAAGCTAACGCTTCTTCCTGACAAAATCAATTCACGACCTACCATCACCCTGAATGCATGTCCCGTGATTCCCGAATGGGGATCAACCTTATGGGGGCGTGCTGTCTCAGAAAATGGAGGAAAAATCGAGCAGGTGGTTGGGAACAGGTTTACATCTGTTCCTAAGGATAGTGCGAAGAATCGAGGCATATGCATCGAACCTAGCATTAACCTATACTATCAATTGGGCCTTGGCAAATTGATACGTAGATCACTTCTTAAGAATACAGCCGGGAGGCTCAATCTTAAGACCGCACAACTAGTTCATAGGCAGGTCGCCTGTGACGCCAGTATTTCTGGTAGTTATGCAACGCTTGATCTCTCCAACGCTAGCGATACCATTTGCATTAATCTGGTGAGATTAATGTTCCCTTCTCAGTGGCTCATGCCACTCGAGATCGTACGTTCTCAGTATACTCTAGTTAGAGACACTACTGGTACAGAACGCCGCGTACTGCTGGAGAAATTCAGTAGTATGGGTAATGGTTATACGTTTGAGCTAGAAACAGTTTTATTTCTAGCTATTTGCATGACATGTTACCAAGTTGCGGGTTTAACCCCATGGCCTGGAAATAATGTGTTCGCCTATGGTGATGACTTAATCGTCAAAACCGAGGTTGCAAAGCACGTACTTGCTGCTCTCGCGTTCTTTGGAATGACTGCGAATGAATCTAAAACGTTCGTTAGTGGTCCTTTCAGAGAGAGTTGTGGGGGAGATTTTTTCCAAGGCGTGGACGTACGTCCATTTTACCTAAAGAAAGAATGCAATGAACCCCAAGACTTTATCGCAATGGCTAACGGGATTAGGAGGGTGGGCGTTACAAACGCTTACTCTTCTCGCCGTCGGCTTTTCACTCTGGATAGTTGGTTTCGCTCTCTGGATCCTATTCCTAGGAATATCAGGGTTCTCCGTGGTCCACAAGACTTCGGAGACATCGTCATCCATGACGATTGCGAACACTGGCTCACCAGGTGGCGTAGCGGCATCAGATATGTCAGAGTCTACCGACCAGTCGTCCTTAACAGAACTTCTTGGAAGGTATTTGACCCCTTGACAATTCTAGCTAGCCGTATCTACCTTTGTCGCTCCGAATCGAGTAAGTTCGGCCCAATTCCTGATAAAGGAATTGTTGGTCGAAACCCCGATTTGGGCTATAAGGTAGGTTGGGTGGCCTACTCGTAGAGTGGGCCTGTACTTCGAAAAGTACACGTAGCTACTGGTAAACCCAAAAGGTAAACCCCAG